AACTATCGCTCGGGGGTTCGTCGTGTTAGTCAACTATCACAGGGGCTTGTAGTGCTGGCTTCAGAGAAGTGGTTAGGAAAACTAATGACGGTGGCGGAAAGCCTCTCGCCACTATCTATCTAGGATAGTGCAGAAAAAATAATCTGTACCTGTGGGTGTAATCTAATTAAGCAAACCCATTAACAACTACTAGAAGGAGACTAGAAATGGATGCAACAACAACAACAACGGAAACAAACTTGCCACAGTGCTGGCAGGATTATCAGGCTTGCTTAGATGCAGGAATAGACAGGATTATCTTGTTCGGTCCAGCAGGAATCGGCAAGACCTATGCAGGAATGACAATGGGCAACGTAGAGACTGGTTCTTTCCGTCTTGTATGCACCGAAGATATGACCAACATGGACGTAACTGGTGGATTCATGCCAAGTAAAGATGGTGGATTCCAATGGTTAGATGGTTCCGCCTTAAAGGCATGGAAAGGTAACGGCACTAAAGGTGGTCGCCTTATCGTTGACGAAATTGACAAGGCAGGTGGCGACGTTTTCGCAACACTTCTCGCCATGTTGGATTCACCTGAGTCTGCTTCATTTGAGCATCCCGAGACTGGTCAAGTATTACGACCAAAAGAGGGCTTCAGTGCAGTAATGACTACCAACATTGAGAACATGGGCGAATTGCCAATGGCTCTCGCTGACCGTTTCCCAATCCGCATTCGCATCAACGCGCCTCACCCTTCCGCACTGCTTCGCCTCACAAAAGATTTGCGTGAGTTTGCAGTAAGAATGGCTGACGCTGGAGATGACCGCATCTCGTTACGAGCATTCATGTCTCTTGACAAACTACGCCAAAACGTAGGTCTAGAACGTGCTTGCCAACTTACGTTCGGGAATCGTTCTCGTCAGATTCTTGACGCTCTGCTGGTGGACGGAGTTGCGAAATGACTTCCCTCAATTCAGTAAAGCCTGCCACAGGCAAGCCATTCCCATCTATCAAGGATAGTGCAAAGGGGGTGGGAACGGCGAAAGCCGAACCCACCCTTATTGGGCGTAAAGACATTCCCCATGAAGTTTGGACTGTTGAGGAATGCGCTGCTGTTCGTGGAGAACCAATGACCGATATCAAGAATAGGGTCATGTTCGCACCATCAACAGACGACGACCTGAGTAGGGCTATTCGTGCGCATGAGTTAATGCACAGCAAAATATCGCCTACTCCTGAACAGTTTGCAAAGTTCATAGAACGTGGCTTCGCTTCGCAAAAGGCTATGACCGTCGTAGAGGAACTAAGAGTGAATACCTTGTGCAAAAAGGTAGGCATTCCAGTAGATAAGTTTTTGGCAGATGGTTCAGAATTAGTCACTGGCGAACGTCTTGCGAAAGCAAACGATTGGGCAGGGGCAGTTGCCATGACCATTGCCTGTACTGGCACTAGTGGACTTAAACCTTTCCTAAACGGCATTCGTCGTGGCAATAGGGAATGGGGAAAAGAACTTCTTGCGATAAGTAAGAAAGCCGCTACGGAAATGAAAAAAGCAAATAAGTACGGACGCTTAGGCAGAACTACTGACATGAGTGACGAATCGGATTTGTCTCCTATTGGATTTTTGGAGACGGAACGAATCGCTGAATGGGTTGACAGAGTTGCCGAGTTTCCACCCGACCCACCAAAGCCACCCAGTGGCTCTTCATCATCTACATCTATCAAGGATAGTGCAGAGGGTGACGAGGAAGGCAAGAAAGCAAGTCATGACAACACTTCTAACTATTCAGGGGAAGGAGATAAAAGTGGAAAACCAAAACCACGAGACATATCTCCCCATGCTTCACCAAGAGAAGCACCGAGATGGGCAGACCTAAGAGTTGAGCGTGTAACCATGAGCAAGGTACTTCATGGTGCAGTTGGCAAGAAAAGAATCGCCACCAACATGGGTCGTCGTCCACGACGAATGCACCGACTAATGACCGACCCTGCGAAACGAGTTTTTGACAAAAAAATTCGTGGCAACGGTGGAATGGTCATCATTGACGGAAGCGGCTCAATGGCTTTCAGTGAAGCACAGATAGCGGAAATTATCAGTCATTCCCCCGGCTGTACTGTTGCGATTTACAGCGACAGAAACAGATTGCAGGGAACGAATATGTGGGTTGTCGCTGACAAAGGCAAGATGGTGGAGACTCTAGATGGTTGCGATTTTGGGTATGGCAACGGCGTTGACTATCCAGCAATCGTTTGGGGTGTAGAAAACCAAAAGCACAAAAATGCACCATTGGTGTGGATTACAGATGGCGGAGTCTGCGGGTTCAGAGACAGTTTTTCTCAAATACTGACAATGCAGTGCCTTCAGTACGCCATGAAAAATGGTTACATCATTGTGCCTGACATAGAAGTGGCATTACAGGAATTGGCAAAAATAAGTAAAGGCGGAAAAGCCGCCTCTGTTTATCCACACCAATTCAGACACGCATGGAAAACTGCAATGGGAACTAAATTACAGTAGCCCTGCACTATCCTAGATAGTTGGCAAGGTTGTCTCTTCGGGGGCAACCTTGCCACACCATCTGCACTATCCTGAATAGATTAGGTTGTTTTTTGTTTTGACATCTGTCTAGGATAGTGCAAAGTGTTCTCTCTGTTATCTCTCCTAATGAATCGTCGCCAGCTTTATGTTGTACTCGTAATCTCCTAACGAATTACAACTAATTAGGCGTAGACCAATTTTGGAAAGATAACAGAGAGAAGAATACTTTTGAGTTAAACGTTGCGAACGACGGTATATTGACAGTGAACTATCTAGGATAGTTTTCTTACTAGAAATGGAGTCTTGTTATGAACTACTTACTACTCGCTCTTGTCATTCTTCTCACGCTGGTTCACACGGCCGCAGACTGTCCTGCGCTATTTTCTCTTAGTGCTATTCCTGTCAACAACGTACCCAAAGACAATTCTGTCAATGGTTCTAAGCGTCACAAAAATTGCAGATATCGTAATGGACTCCCAAATAGACAGTCTCCATTCCACCATGCCTGCCGAGTAGATAACTCGCCCCAACACGTGACCGAGCAGACCCACGAGAATAACCACAAAGACGAAGCCAGCAGCTGAGCCGGACCTTCGGGGGGTTGGAGCCCCGCGCGGTTTGGTAGCGCGGGGCTCATTCCCGATTGCCTTTAAACTGTTTTCTGGCGAAGAATTATTTAGTTTTCTACTGGAAACCATTTCATATTCCTTTTTATTTAAAAAAGATTTTTATAACCTATAGAACTAATTGACGGTGGCGGAAGAGCCTGGTCTAGATCTTTTAATTATCTGATGAACGCGCTGCCTGGATAAATCAAACTCATCAGCGATCTCCCGCAGCGAAGCGCCACCAGAACGCATCATGTGAATTACTTTATTTCTTTCATCATCAGTTGCCGGCCCTGGCTGGAAGGGGCCCCACTGCCACTGTGCAATTTCTTCGATTTTTTGAACTCGATCCAGAGGAAGAAGATTTTTGCGATATCTCTGGCGGATATAGCCGACCCAGGCGCCTAAAGATATTTCATTTTCTTCATATTTTTCAATGTGAATTGCCGGAATTTTTGAATTCTTTTCCCGCAAAATGTATTGCTGAAGAGCTCCGACGTAGGTATTAAATTTTGTCATGTTGTCCATAGTTCGAATACTAATCGAACACATGTTCGCCATGCTGCTATGTCCTCATTTAATTTAAAAAATCGCACTATCCTAGATAGATAATATTTTTAAATGTGGTTGACTTATTAGTGCGGTGGTGGATAGGATGCATGCATGGGACTAATTAGTCATGTCATTGCTTACAAAGTAGGCAAGTCGCGCGGGCGTAACAATGCCGAACGTTCCCGCCCAGAAGCTGAAGATTCACGTGATCCAGATTGTGTAAATTATTCAATTTTCTGTAGACAATTCGGCAGCTGTAATGACCAACAATGTGAATACGAATAACAACAAGAAAGGAATACCGCAATATGGATGAAAGAAAATTCCACAAGAATTGGCTGCCGTTTGGGCTCGATGAAGACGACATCGAAGATAAAAAACGCACGATTGAAGAGCTGTCTTCTTCTATGCGATTAGCTCATCTGGACCAGGAAATAGCAGAAATAGTCGCCGAAGAAATGGTCGCCGGCGCTACTGATGTTAAAAACTTAGTATTTATATTTACAGATAACGACTATGTAATTACGGCGATACACACGTCTCGAGATTCAATCGGAGGAGATGGGCCTTTTCTGATGCGCGGCGCTAATGAAAAATCGATAATTGCAGCCGTCTCGAAAGAGAAGATTATTGAGATGCTCGAATATATTGATGAAGAAGAAGAGATCCATGGCCGGGAGCACGCCGAGCAGCTATGGGTCACTGAATTAGAAAAACTGGCAGAAATCATCAAGCTCGAAGTGGCAATGAGCCCACCAGAACAATGGAGCTCATTGTTGGATGATAATTCTTAATTTTGTGTACATGCTGCCAGATCTAAGCTAAGGTCAAATACATATGAATTTATACTCGAGTAAAACTAACAAAGGAAAATCATGAAAAAAAACACATATATTAAAAGCGCAGCTCAAGCTGTTCTCGTTTTAGCAGTTTCTTCATTTTTATTCGGAACAATAGTCTGGGCCGCGGTCGATATTTTTGCTCTTTATTCAGAAAATCAGTTCACCGGCCGGATGCGTTCGTTCGATGTCGAATACTGGGATGCAGTAAAAGGTTCATGTTTTGTGATCTTCACCGCTGCCTTGGCAAACGTTACTGTGGGGCGGGTTACATCTTTATTTAAAAATGAAGAATAAAATGACAGATAAAGTATTCGATCCACTAGTCCCCACCATGGAAGAGATGATGCATGTCCGGGATAAGAATTATGGTCTGCGCGCTGAGCTAGCTGAAGCAAACTATCAGCGGCTGAAAGCAGAAAGAATACGAGACCAGGTTCTTGACGAGATGGAAAGCATTAAAAATTCAAAATCGTTTTTAATTGGAAAATTTATCACCTCCCCAGTAAGGGTCTTCCGGTATTGCCGGCGGAAACTAAAAAAATCAAATAAAGGTAAGAAAAATGTTTAAAGCTGCAGCTCTTCTGGTAATCGGTTCTTTATTAACACTTATCCTAGAAATCGTTATTTTTACATCTAGGGGCCAGATCCGGACATTCAAAAAATCAAATAAATTTAAAGAAGAGTTTCTCGACGAGCTGTCTTACTTCGAAAGCCCCCGCGGGCTCGATAAAGATATTAAGAATATGCTCGATAAGGAGATGTCGAAAATCAGGGACCAATCAAAAAACTATCACCCGGCCAAGAAAAGCAATGCTGCATTCTGGTTAGAAACATCAAATGCAATCGAGCCAATTCAAGAGAAATTGGAGCAGCCGCGCAGCCGGCGGAACTCAGAATATGAAGTAATGAACATCGAGCTGTTCGAGCAGTTCAGATGGCCGTATTCATAGAAATGACCCTGGAGGAGCTAGTTCCGTTTGGAAAGATCTCGACCCCAGGGCCATTACTCCATTTAGTGGTGAAAGGGGAAACCACTAAGGGAGCCCCGCTAGATTATCACACCGTTCGCTGCGGTCTATAGTTAATTCAACTTACAGCCGCAAAAAAACCAAAAAAAAAATTTATCGCCGGCCTGACAAAAAATCCCATAGATAAGATTGACGGTGGCGGAAGACTATGGTAGCTTTTCCACCGAACCCAATAGGGGGAGCTGCGCGAAAGTGCAGACCAACAATGACGTCAAAAAAGTTGGAAACAAAATTTAATTAAGGCCGCGACAAAATCGAGGGTCTAGTTTTTCCTGCGCGGAAAAATATAATTAAATTAAAGTTCCCCCCAGACCCCCCTCAAAATGTATCTTAATATAATATTTCTAGTTACGTATTTTATTTACGTAGTTTAAGTTGTTAATGATAACTCTTGTTTATTAAAACAAAACGATAGTTCTCGTAAGTGATTATTTCAGAAAAATATTTTGCGTTTTTGTTTTTCCTTTTACGGGATCCCCTTGACGGTGGGGGAAGACTTCGTGTAGTGTCGTAAAGATGGGCAGAAAAAAAGGTTCAGTAAGCTCTCATACGGCAGAGCAAAGTAAATCGAGTTCTTCAATATCTCTAGACCTAAAGAGAGAGATCTTCCAATACTGGAAAGATGTAATGGGGAAGAGCCGGCCAATCCTAGACGCCAAGAGAGAACAGCGCATAGGCTGGGCAATCTCTAGCTACGGCTTAGAGGCGTGCCGGCAGGCCATAGATGGATGTGTTCTGTCAGACTGGCATATGGGCAAGAACCCAAGCAATAAAACCTACAATGACATCTCTTTGATATTCCAGGATGCAAAACATGTGGAGATGTTCTTGGAGTATCATGACGCCGGCAAGAAGAAGTCAAGCAGGGACTCATGGATAAATGAATAAGAAAGAGCTGGCCAACATCGTCGACCAGGCATACGCTACGTTCAACTCTTCACTACCGGTGGAGGAAGAGCGCGAGAAGGCTGTGTACAGGGCATGGTTCGATGTGCTGCACGACATAGAGTACGAGGAAGCGCGTAGAGCCATACTCGACCTATCTATCAAATCAGTATTCCTCCCAAGACCAGGAGACGTACGTCGTTCTGCAATAAATAGCCGTATTGGAATGACCCAATTCGATGACCCCTATGTTGCTTGGGGTAAATTACTTACCGTATCCCATGAGATCAACTCTGGGCAGTTCCCAACGCTGGAGATCTCCGAAGCCCTATCCCTCACCTTAAAGAACCTAGGCCCTGGCGCGTATGGCCTCCATACCAATGGGGATAGGGACATGTTCATCAGGGTGTACGATCATGTAGTGCAAGAGCTCAGCGCCATCCACTATCACATCCCAGACAACACAAAAATTACCAATGATTAATATAGTAAAAATAATGTGCCTAATTGCAGCATCCATTTCTATTTGGGTAATTACATTTAGTAAATTTAATTACCTAATTATATTATGCTTAATAACAGCTATAGCACTTGCATCGAATGTATTCATTCTGAAGTAGTCTCTCATGCATGAAGAGAAACCCGGGAAGACCAGCCACCATCCCCACTAAGCCGTTCGTGACGATGACGCTGCGCGTAACAAAAGAATTCAAAGAACAGCTAATTAATCAGGCAAACGCCGTCGACCTCACCCTGACCGATTACATTCGGGCATTGGTAGAGCGCGATGGGGCGTAAAGCTTCAAAGACCAGGCATGTAGATTCGTTCGTTACCCTCAACATCCGGATAAAGGGTAAGCAAAAAAACGAAATTATTGACTATGCGCGCAAGAAAGACATCCCAGTAAACGATGTAGTGCTGTATGCCATATGGGATTTCATTCGAAATGAGAAGAATATCCCCAGTGCCGGCCCTGCGCAGTTCTCTATTCCCACCACATAAGAGACAATAGTTGCATATATGCGCGGAGAGACTATACCCCAGCCCTGCGGTCAGAAAGATTGCACCAAAAAAATTACCCAATTAAACAGTATGCACTTTTGTGAGACCTGTAATCTGCGCATTTTGTAATTTGTAATAGCAAAAAAACGAAAAAAATGAAAAGACCCCGCCGGCGCAAGCTTTTTTGGTTTTTTAACTCTTTTTAGTTACTGTTACAGCCGGCAATTCGTATTTGCTGATTCTGCTGTGGTTGGGAACTTCTATTGGAGAATAACCATCGCCAGTATCAACAGCATTAAGACTATAGAAACGGCAATCATTTATTCCCCCACATTTGTGCGAGTGTCGGTCTAACAGCTTTTATCTTTCTTCTTCTTTGTTCTGATGCTAGTTGTCGACTTGTCAACCCAGCCCACACTCCATGCATATCTGCTGCTGGGAACTCTAATGCGTACTCTAAGCATTGAGCTTTTACTGGGCATGATTTACAGATAGCCCTGGCTTGAGCTATGTATGTAATGTCCTTATGTTGTTTGGGGAACATAAGTTTTGTTTTGCCTTTGCACGCAGCGCTGCCAAACCAATCTTTTTTAGGTATA